ACTCCGCCACACGCGCCTCCGCCGCCGCCAGTGCCGCCCGTGCCTTTGCAATCTCCTGCGCCTGCGCCTCCTGCGCTTCCTTAAACGCATTCATCAGTTCTTCTACCCCATCAGTCGGCATTACTATACGCTGCGACGAGTTTTCCGAGAGCGGCGACCTCCCTTCCGTTTCAGCGAACGGACTGCACGAAACCCAGTTCCGCGAGCCGCATTGCGATTCGCATTTGCCTCCTCCTCCTCAGCCTTCGCCTTCGCCTTTGCCGCCGCCGCCGCCGCCGCCGCTTTCAACTCCGCCACCGCCCTTTCCGCCGCCGCGCACCACGCCTCCGTCTCTGCAATCTCCTGCGCCCGCGCCTCCTGCGCTTTCTTAAGCACACCATTCAGTTTTTCTACCCCACTCGGCATTTATTCATACGCTGCGACGAGTTTTGCGACTGCGGCGCTTCGTCTTGCGGGTGCGGGTCTTGCGACCACCTTCCGGGTTCCCCTTTGCTCCCTTCTTGAGTGCCCGCACTGCCCTAAACCCAGGTCCCGCAGGAGGCTCGGGCGGGGGAGGAAACAAAGTGAGTGCAGACGTATAACACTGACTGAACCGCCATCCATCCGGGTTCGTTTCCCCCTCATACGGAGGATTCTCCCATGTTTCAGGAACATACCTTCTCTTTGCGCGCGCACATGCCTTCTCCCATTGTTCCTCCGTGAACTCCTTCGGACGTTCGGGATTTGCCGACGGCACCTCTTCGAATCTATAGTTGCTTTCAAGAAAATATCCTCTAATTGGGTTGCCCTTCTCATCCTTCTCGTCCTTCTCAATAACAGCTTCACCATCTACAATCTTTCTGAACGTTCCAGTCAAGTATGGAATCGGCTTGACGCCCATGTTCCTATTGTATTGGCTATCAGCAAGGAACACATTGTACCTGTTACCCACCACCAAATCCTTAACTTTAAGCTGAGCTGGCATTATTATACGCTGCGAATGAATTCCCAGTGCAGGTAGGAACAGATCTTCTCCCATATGGAGTCATGCGCAATCAGCCGGTCACGGGATTTCAGCAGAGGAAAGAACACCTTGTACTCATCCAAATCCAGCAGCTCAAAGAACTTGTACAGAATATACGAGTAGCTCAAGAAGTTCGTACGATCGTTGGGACAGTACAGCAGAAACGGTGCTTGAATCTCTTGAAACATCGCCCGGACCTTTTCCTCGATCTCGGGGGTGATGGTCGGGGGCGGATTTCCGTTCAGTCGGCTTAGAATGTGAGCGCGGTGCTCGTAATACTTGGAGCGGCCCAGCTTCTTCAGGATCTGACGTGTATCCTCTTCGGAGAGATCCGCAATGTTGTCAATGCGGCGTTTCCGAATCTCTAGAATGACCTCGTTCATCACCTCTTCGGGAATGATGGTAGATTCCTTGGCCTGAAACTGGTTCAGAATCTCGTTGAGGTGGTTGATCTTCTTGTAGGCGTAATTGTTCCGCTCCTTGGGTGGATCACGGAAGGAAGGAAAGTCGGACACCACCAATGCATACTCCTCGGATCCGCAGCTCGGACAGACCAGAATTCCCTCTGAACTAATCTCTTCCCGAGCCACATTGCACGCGCCGCAATGTTCAGTGAGCAACTGAGTCGCATCGGGGCCATTGCTCAGCTTCATACGAGACACATACTCGTCAAAGATCTGCTTCTTGGACAATCCGGTATCCGCGGGGGTCGTATTCGCGACAAAGAATTTCAGGAATGTATTTGCCTCCTTGGGTGGAGGTGCTACGTGTGGCACCGATGGAGCCTCCTTTCCGTAATAGTCAAGCAAGATGTCCATATTTTTCATGTAATACTCCTCCACTGGGTTACTTCGCATGAGTTCCTGGTCTATCTCGCGAATCTGAGAATCCACCTGCGAACACTTGACAATTTCTGTCAGCTCCGTAGACGTGCTCAACCGTTCACGTTGACTTCGAAGTTCAGCCAACTTGGCTTGGAGAATCGCCTGCTTTCCATCCAAATCACGTAACGACTGCACCTGATCCTGATGAACCGAGTCCAGCGTTCCCATTGACGACCCAGTCGCGACCGGATCCCTCGTCTTGCGGATTCTGAAGACGTCCATTTGTAAACTCTTCAGTTTGCTTCCTGAAGACCGAATTTGTAAACATGCAAGGACGCTGTCTCTTCAATCCCAACAATGTCTTTTCATAGGGCAGTCCATATTTCTCAACGATATACGTCAGGGCCAAGAATGCTGAGCGATTGATTCCACATTGACAATGAACGAAGACAGTCCCATCGCTTTCACGCAAAAAGGCAGACAGCGCATCTTCAAACAGCGGATACCACTTGAGAATGTTTGCGTCGGGCGAGTCAATTGCATTCAAGCATATATAGCGGTCGGGGTGGGCATTTTGAAACCACGCGGGAGAATGGTCAGGAAACGCACAGTTGATGACATGAGTAATCTTGTAGGTATGCAAAAAAGATGGAGTGAGCATTTCACCGGCACCCACGAGAATACGCGGGTAGAACCATGCCGGCCGCTCACACATGTACCTCGGACGAAGCATGTTACTGTAGGGCGAGATCCGTTTAATAAACACGCGGCCGCGGTGGGAGACCCTTTATACTTGCTTGGTTACAGATGTTCATGATCCGACGACCAATTCCATCGTACCGCTCAGTTGTTTCAGGATGAAACCGGATCGTATTGTAGTCTACAAGCAGCCTGTAGATCTTGTCATCCAGTTCGTATGAGATCGTAAGTGCAGATGAAACCTCGTTGGCAAGGGACGTTGTTCGTTGAGAGATTGCCTCCATGCTTTTCTGGAGCAAAGAAACCGCCGAGATCCGTTTTACCACGACGTCTCCTTCTCAAGGCGCCTCTCCTCAAGTTCGTCGGATGTCGTTGGAAGTACGGCACTCTGAAGTTCAGGCACAAACTCCAGATACACATTGAGATTGGAACCGTTGATCGCATAGTTTGACACGATCTTCTTTCCACAGGCCACCGCAAGGCGCTCAAGCACATCATACTCGTTGATGATATCCTCTACGTTGTACGTGAGAGCACCGTAGCTCTGCATGATGTGTAGCTGATGCAGCAGAAACCGCGACGAGCGCCTGTCGTAGACTGCCTCCCAAAACCGCTGCTTGAGATTGGATGCACGAGCAGCTGCCATGAGAGTTTCCAGCAAATGGGTTGCATACTTGCGGTCGTTTTCCTTACGAACCTCGGCTGCGCGGAGAATGTCGTCAATATCCGTGGAGCAAAGAATAGTGGTCTCAAACATCTTGTAGTGTATTCGGGGTGTTTCTGTATATTCTTTCCGTTTTAGTCACTAACCAAGAAAACTCAGCAGGAAGACGTTGAGTAGGTGTGAGAGGACAACCGCTGCACCGCCGAGAACACCTGCGCCCTGCCAAGACACAACGCCTCCCGACGTATATGCATTCGGAATGTAGCGAAGGAGAAGATCGCGGGGGGCGGAGAGCGAGAGAATGACCGTGGCAATAAAGAAGGAGATGTACATGGTCAGGTTGGCCCACATCATGCGCATCATGGGGAGCGAGGGCTTGAAGGAGGGCGCCATCTGCGTGCGCTGAATGTGATCAGAACCGGACACACCCATCATGGGCGGCATAGACTGCGGAAGTCCAGGCGAGGGGAGAAGAGCATCAAGCGACGTTTGATCCTCCATTGTTTATGAAGGAGACGGGATTTCGCAGGTGGCATCTTCCACGCGATACTTATAGCACTTTCCATCCACCTTGACTGTCTTGGTATTGACATCTTCCAAGGGCACTCCGAGGACTCGGCGAGTGTCGTAGTTACGGTGAAAGAGCAAGGCTGAGATGCCGAGTCCAATCACAAAGGAAAAGAATGGACTTGCGCGCGCAATGGCTTTGGTGAAGTCAAGCATTACTTCTTAGTGAGACTTGCGAGTAGGTTGAACGAGTCTGCCTCTTGTCCGCAGGGCACCTCGATTGCGTGTGTACGAACACAGCCAGTGTCCGTGTGAAAGATGCCCTTGTCGTGTGGAGACGGCACTGAGACCTGAGTACGTGTGGGAGGAACGAGGACACAGGCAATAAGCATCCCGACAATAGCCCCTGCTGCAATCCAAACGAGCTGGAACATTATACAGATGTCACATTATTCCCCGTTTGACTGAACACTGCAACGGCAATTGGAGTTGTCACAAGTCCGGAATACGGGACAAGAATCGCCAAGAGCGTCAATGCGTAGGCAGTCCGCTCATGTCCACCCAACATCATCACTCGCCACGCAATGGCAATACTGAAGACATACAGCGCGATCCCAACCGCATATCCAAACATAGAAAGTCCACTCAGCAGAGTCCCTGACGCGGTTGGCATTGTGGGAAGAGACAAGACCGGCGGTGTTCCAATCTTTGCCGTTTGTCCATCCGGAATAGCAACCGTTCGCTGAACGCCCGTTTCTCGGTCTGTGAAGGTGACTGTCAGCCGACGACCCGTGACAATGTTAGCAGACGACTGTTGTTCCTCTATCTTCTTCTGCAGGGTTACTGTCTCCAGTTGATTTGTTTGAAACGCAATGCACTTTGTATCCGACGAGTTTCCACACGCCGTCGCTGCTTGACGGGCAATTTGCGCCTTGTCCGAATCTGTTAACGTCACAGATGTATTTGCTCCAAAAATATCCACAAGCGGCACAAGACTATTGTCTGCAAGCGTCTCCAAATATCCGCCTGACGCCTTCTCTTGAATGCTTTTGGTAATATCGGTTGCCGATCGTTCGTCGCCCCATGTGGCCGAGTTGATCACAATAGTCATTGTTAGTTAGCAAACACGAAATTCGCAAGACCGGAGACGATCCGTAGAAAGTTGATAGACTCTACGTAAACACCAAGGCTGTAGGTGTAGGCAAAGATCGCATTCTCTCCATTTGTATTGACAATCACCGAAGTCACATCAGGGTACAGCGGAAGTCCTGTAACAGGATCACGAAGCGCACACTGGGCCGCCGTAATGTAGACGGGTGTGGGTGTATTCACAGTGGACGTGATTGCAAACCGAAGTTCCTGCGCAGCCAAGGCCGCTGCCGTCGCAAGCGGCTGTTGAAGTGTCAGGCGCAGAACAACCTTGTTGAACAAGCTTCCGTTAATGGCTCCGCTTGGCTGATAGAGATCGTTGTTGAGGGCAAACGAATACATGTAGACGCCGGGTATTTGAGGGGCATCGCCGGTTGTGTGCTTGTACATCTGAAGAAGCGAAAAGTAGGGTGTGGGTTTTATAGAAAACCGCTCCTTGCCGTCCAGCAAGAGCTGTCCGTTCGTGATTGGATCACGG